TATAGGCGTTGGCACATTGTTGCCATTTAGCGTATACGACAATTCTGATGATAGTTATTATGGTAGTATTGGTGGCTTCTGTACTTTAATCTTTACAGACGGTGCTTGGCAACAGACGGGCGGAGCGTGGGGTATAATAACTTAACCTATTGCCCAGCAACGGCAAACTAGCTAAATACTTAAAAGAGAGCGAAAACCATGGCAAACGGCTTTATAATACCAGACAATTTAAAACTAAAATTAGGCAAGTACCCTAACGACGGTACAGGTGATGATTTACTTACTGCGTTTACTAAAGTTAACGGCACATTTGATTTAATCAATGCTACGTTTGCTACCGGAGTAGGTGGCGAAAATCTTGGTAGCGGTACTGCAATATTTGCTAGTTATACTGATAATAAATTAAAATTTAAAACATTAACAGGAAGCTCGGGAATTTCACTAACTGCCAACGCTACTACTATTAATATAGCATCAGTAGTAGAGGTAGCAACTGATACTAGTCCTACACTGGGTGGTAGTTTGAGCCTAAATGGCTATAATGTCATTGGAGCAGGTAGCCCAGGCGCAAGTGGTGACGTCAGAGCAACGGTATGGGGCTTTGATGTTAGAACGCTTAACAATCAAATTCAAACCGCATTGAACGCAAACTTTGGTGATTTTGGAACATTTACTGCTCCGACTACAAGTACTTTTGATTTAGGAACCTTTTAAGGTAGGAGAAGAATATGGCATTACAATTAAGAAGAGGGATAAACTCTCAAAGAGCAACAACTCCATTAGCACCGGGAGAACTAGTCTATGTAACTGATAATTTATCAGCGCAGGTTAGCCCGTTATATATCGGTGATGGATCTACTACCGGTGGCGTTCCTGTTGTTAGAGTAGTTAGTGTTAACGGTGAATCTGGCGCAATAGTACTAGATACTAACGACATTGCAGAAGGCGTAACTAACAAATATTATCTTGCTGAACGAGCGCAAGACGATGTTGCGGCGGCACTGGTTGCGGGTGTTCACACTGGAATTACCTTTACCTACAATACCACTCCGCAAGATAGTGGAAACAGAATTGACGCAGTAGTATCAGCCAGTGGTACTATTAACAGCGGAACCGGTGGCGGTCTTGCGTATTACTCAGCTACCGGTACAGCAGTGTCTGGTACTCAAAGTTTAACATGGAATGAGACTACAAATCTTTTAAACATTGAAAACGGTGCTTTTGAAATGACTGCCGGCACTAGTCCTAGAGCGTTAATAGCTCTTAACACTAGTGTAAACACATCAACTGCTAATTCTATAGCTTTTAATAAATCTCGAGGAACATACACCTCACCAACAACTATTGTCAGTCAAGACAATCTTGGCAGTGTTATTTTTCAAGGGTACGACGGCGATCAATATATACTTGCTTCTCAAATTACATCCAACGCATTTAAAACTGTGTCAAATAATGTAGTTCCATCAAGTATTAATATTTTTACCACAGGCACCGATGGAATACTGCGTAATAATCTAAGAGTATTAGATACTGGTATGACTGTTATTGGCCCGTATATTTCAGCAACAGACACCGGTACTGGTCAGCTATTAATTACATCGACTGTTAATCCACAAACAAGTTTCTTTGGTAACTCAGTAGTTGGTATAAATTCATTCTTTAGCGGACAAGACGGACAGAACTTTAGCGTTCAAAGAGGCCGTGGTACATATGCTGTACCGACCACAGTTCAGAACGGTGACGATCTTTTTGATTTTTCGTTTAGCGGATATGACGGTACAACTTCTGTAGGTAGTGTATTAATGACAGCTAGCGTTGACGGCGCAGTTTCTACTAATATTGTGCCAGGTGCGTTGACTGTTAGTGTTAGAAATTCCAGCGGTACACTAACTTCTGTGGTAAAAATCAACAACAGTACAACAACCACTAACGGGGTACTTGCGGTAACAGGAACAGTAAACGCTAGTGTAGCAATAAAAACTGGTGTGTTTGCTGATAACACCGCGCGAGACACTGCTATTCCTAGTCCATCCATTGGCATGATTATATTCAATACTACTACTGGTAAATTTGAAGGTAACACTGACGGAACTACAGGTGGTTGGGTAGCATTAAACTAATTTAGGATTATTCATGGCACTAGTAGTATGGACCGCACTATCAGGATACTCCTTTGGAACATTCCAAGAAAGGTCTACTCAAGAACTTAATTTACCTGTTGATCTATCAGCAGGTGTTTCTAATTTTAGAGTCATATCGGGAAAACTTCCCGGCGGTCTTAGAATTTCAGGATTAAAAATTGTAGGAACTCCATACGAAGTTTCTAGAGACACTACCTACGAATTTTGTATTAGAGCAGAAAAAAACGGGCAAATATCAGATAGAACATTTTTTATAACTATCCAAGGGCCCGATGCTCCCGAATTTATTACACCATCTGGCTCGTTAGCCATCAACACTAATCAGCTTCAATATTTTGTATTGGACTCAAGTTACGTAGATTTTCAAATTGAGGCATTTGACCGAGACACTGCGGCTGGGCAAAGATTAAGTTTCTTTATTGCCGATAATGACGGACAACTACCTCCAGGATTATCATTATCACCCGACGGTAAAATCACAGGGTTGGTGGAACCTGCAGTATCAATTAAGCCCGAAGACGGAGCAGGCACGTATGATGACGGGTACTACGATTCTGTTGCGTTTGATTTTGGATCACGTCCGACAAATGGTTACGACAGTTATATTTACGATACTGTATTTTTTGATTACAGTGTACCTGCAGTAAGACCAAAAAAACTTAATAGAAATTACGAATTTGTAGTTAGTATCACTGACGGTGATGTTACTCCAGAAACTATTATTACCTATACTACTAATCCAACTACTGGCACTACTATGCCGCGTACAGAGTATAGATCAAAAAGAAAATTTGCAATTTTTGTAGTAGGGGATGATTATTTTAGATCAGACAACGTTTCGTTGTTAGACGGTACAAGTTTATTCACAGCAGATGCTACTTACTTACGTGCGCCAATATGGCTCACTAAACGCAATCTTGGGTTGTACAGAGCAAATAATTATATAACATTAATATTAGATACCTACGACACAGATCAAGTTATCTATTCATTAGAAGAAATAAACAGTGATATTTCAGCAGTTACTTTAGGTAAAATTTACACTGATAATAAAACTGATGGTTACAGTATCACTATAACAAATACGCAAATTGCTCCAGTAATTGGACAATGGTTAACGTTTGGCGGATTGTTCACCATCACTGATCCGTTAACTGAAGAAGTTATAGCGGCACCTGACTACCGAAAATATCAAATATCACATGTAGCGTCATTAGGCAATAACGAATATCGACTTACTGTTGTACAACCGTTACAACTATCATTACCAAGCGGCATTACATTCTTTATCGGTGATTTAAGTCAACTGCCTCCTGGTTTAAACTTTGATATCATTACTGGTGAAATTTATGGTATTTCACCTTACCAGCCAGCAATTACTAAAGATTACAAATTTACTATAACCGCAACTAGATTTTCTGATAAAGGTGAATACGCACGATCACCGAGAGTATTTACGGTCAGTATAATCGGTGAAGTAGAAAGTGTAATAACTTGGATCACTCCTCTTGATTTAGGTTCAATCAATGCTAACTTTGTGTCTACTTTAAAAGTACAAGCCGCTACTAGTATATCAGGCGCAACAGTATTATATTCAAAAATTAGTGGCAGTCTGCCACCTGGCCTAGGTCTAACACAAGATGGAGAAATTATTGGCAAGGCCAATCAATTCTATAAACCTGGCAATCCAGGACTTACTAGATTCTTTGACCAACCGCCACAAGTTTCTACAAAGACGTTTACGTCATTTGACAATGGCGAAACTACTATAGATCGTAAATTTGTATTTACAGTCGAAGCAAAAGATCAATTTGGGTATAGCGCAACTACTAGAACGTTTTCAATTACTGTAGACACTCCAAATCGAGCAGTATACGGCAACTTAAGAACTAAACCGTTCTTAAAATTAGATCAACGGGCAAGATGGAAGGGGTTTATTAATAGTGCTAGTGTGTTTACTCCAGAAAGTATTTACAGACCAAACGACGAAAACTTTGGAATTCAGCAAGAATTATCAATGTTGATATTTGCCGGGATTGAAACTACAGAGGCTGCAGCCTATGTGTCAGCCATGGGGCTAAATCATAAACGCAAGAGATTCCAATTTGGTGCTGTTAAAAAAGCTACTGCTATTATTCCGGGAACACGCGACGAGGTATACGAAGTTGTATACGTACAAATGGTTGACCCGTTAGAACCAAACGGAAATGTGCTTCCTAATTCTATAAAGAATTTAGGGTTACGATCTTCTAGTATAACCATTGATACAAACAACGACATATGGTCAGCGGGATATAGTTTAAGTGATCCTATGGCAGCAGTAAAACGTGCTCGTATGGAACAAGTTGGTAACTCTGCAAATCGCCCTGATCCAACATTAAGTATTGACCAAGACGGGTACGAAATATCAAACCCAAATTTAGGTACATATTATCCTAATAGTATTTCTTTGTGGAGAGACCGCATTAAATCAAGTTACAGGATAGACAACTCCGGTAATCAAATACCATTAGAATTAGAACGCAACTACTTGCCGTTATGGATGCGCAGTATTCAGCCGGGCGCAAGACAGGAACTAGATTTCCAGTTAGCTGTTCCGCTGTGTTATTGTAAAGTAGGAACGGCGGATGACATAATATTAAACATCAAGTTTAGTGGGTTTGATTTTAAATTATTAGACTACACCTCTGATCGATATATAATTGATGCAGTTGGTGACGAGATAGGGGATAAATACCTTATATTTAGAAACGATAGGATAACAATATGAGCAATTTAAATTACGCCGCAATTAACGAATCATTTCCAATTGCTGGCCAGGATAACGACAGCGAGGGATTTCGTGGAAATTTTGCCGCAATTAAAGCTTCGTTAAGCGAGGCTCAAGCAGACTTGACTGATTTACAACTTAAATCAGTATTAAAACAAACACTAGATGGTACTGATACTGTTGCTAACGACTTGTTAGGTAGTACCATTAAGAATGGATTATACAGCAACTTTAACGGTTTAGTTCCAGATGCTGGGGAAACTACGTTTACCGGTAATCAACATACTATTCACTTTAGTGGCGTTTCTGAAAACTCTGGTGCGCTACAAGTTTTTAAAATATCTCAAAATTCATTAATTACATTTGCTAATTGGAGAAATACTCCAGTACAATTTACTAGTATGCGTATTCATTTATTAAGTAATGGCTTAAGCGCATGGACTGTTCAATTCTCAAATAGCGGCGGGTCCGTAGTGTTTGATCAATCAAACGGTATAGTAAACCAAACAGTTACATTGACTGGGTATACTCCAGGAGTTACTGATCCAGTTCATACAGTAGTCGATGTTTGGACGTACGACGGTGACACTGTATTCATGCGTGTCATTGGAAATTATACTACACTTGGTGAATTAATTACTTCTTTTGGTAACGTAACCATAGGCGGAACTTTAAACGCAACTGGTACAACTGAATCAACTTCGTCGTCTACTGGCGCTGTTAAACTTAGTGGTGGCGTTGGAATTGCTAAGAGTGCCAATATTGGATTAAATTTAAATGTAGCAGGTACTACTGAATCAACTTCTAAAACAACTGGCGCTGTAATTATTGCCGGCGGTGTGGGCGTTAATAAACGATTAAACGTGGGTGGCAACGTTGTACTGGGCAGTACTGTCACAAACGAAGTAGTAATTAGAGGAAATCTTACAGTTGAAGGTAATACGTCATTATCCACAACTAGTATAACTATTGCTAACATTAATGATATTTCTAACGTTGACACTGCTACTGCGTTAACTGCTAATCAAATTTTAAAATACGATGGCACTGAATGGAAAAACAGTAATAACAATCTTAATGATGTTACTGACGTTAATATTGTATTACCGGCTAGCGGTGATGCTTTAAGATACGACGCCGGTACATCTACTTGGACTAACAACTACGACCTAGTTGAATATGCTGTTACTATTGATGACAACGGTTCAGGAACACAAGAAGTATTTTTCTTAGACGGTGTTGCGTTAAGAACAGATAGCGGAGCAGAATTTGATATAGAACTTGTTCCAGGTAAAAAATATCGATTCAATCTAAGCAACGCTAGTAACGCTCAAGCACCATTACGTTTTTCAACAACGCCTGATACATCAGTACCATCATCAATAACTCCGTACACCACAGGAGTAACTATTCAAGGCACTGCTGGAACTGTAGGGGCATATATTGAATTGCGAGTAAGCTCAGACACTCCAAAGATACTATTCTTATACGGCCTAGAAGGCGGCGGGATGCTTGACACATCTCTATTGGGTGCCGCATATCCAGTAAGTGTTGGCGGATTTTATTTTACAGGAAGTGAAAATTTAGTCTCCGGAGCGGCAGCAAGTTTAGCAAAAACAGCTTCATACTTTACTGCTACCACAACACCTGCCACTGCTACATTAATGGAAGGCAAGGATGGTCAAACCAAGGCGTTTATGTACACCGCTGGTGATAGTACTATGACTATTTCTGTAGTAAACCCAGGATGGGGCGGCGCTGGCACAATACTACTTGATACTATTGGACAAGGTTGTTTATTACAATACATTAATAACAAATGGTTCTGTGTTGGAAATAATGGCGCAGTGTTTGCTTAATATATGCATCCATTAGCCGGTGACCTATCGCAATTTAAGGATTCAGAAATTGAATCCAAAATTAACGACTTAACTCGTAAGTATTTTAGCACACACAATTTTGAGCTACAGCAACAAGTTGCTATGATGCTAGATACTTATAAGTCAGAAATGGCGAACCGCAGGCTTCGAGAATACGAAAAAATGATGAATTCTCGTAATAAAGATCTTGACAAATTGATCAATGTAAGTTAAAATATAGGCTATGCGCCTAGATCAATTCGGTAATCCTATTTTCAATTCACAAGACATATTCAAAGTCCTCTATCAGGGCAAGCTAACTAATCTAAAAAAAGTTACTGTAGATTATGCTGACGATATTGAACAATTGGAAAGGACCACTGGTTTTGAATTTAATCGGTTTAATGAACAATTAAATCAAATTGCAATTGAGGATTTTGACCAAGCACTACAAAGTGATTGGTTTATGCCAAAAGAATGCTTAGAGTTTGATGTTGAAGATTATTGTCTTGCTAGATGTAATACCGATACTGAACGTGACCGTGTTACCGCAGAAATCACTGCTTACAAACAACGGGGTATGATTCCATTACTACAATGGATTAAGCATTTTGTTGATACATGTAGCGAAAATAACGTAGTTTGGGGTGTAGGACGTGGATCTAGCGTGGCTAGTTTTGTGCTATTCTTGCTAGGAGTACACGAAATAGATTCAGTCAAATATAATTTAGACTGGCAGGAATTCCTGAGATAAGTACTAGTATAATCGAGGAGATTAATATGGCAATGAAAGAACAACAAAGATCAGTTTACCGTACAATGCAAGGTAAAGAAATTGACATGACTAAATTGGTTATGCAAAACGAAATGACAGTAGCAGTGGGCAACGTAAAAGTTAATGCTCGCGGCGACGAATTAGGCCCAGGTGGCAAAATTATTCGCAAGGTTGAAGATACAATTGCGGTTCCAACTGGAGCAGGTGCTGTTGCTGACAAGCAAGTATCACGTACTCCTGTACCTAAAACTGTAGTCGATCAAGATCCAGAGGGCAACGAATGAATGTAGTACAAGGAAAACTTATTCCAATTCGAGATAATGTCTTAATTACAGACATGAATTTCGAAGAGCAAAAAACTTCAGGTGGCATTATTATCCGAAGTGACGACGGAAAAAGTGAAGGCGTTAAACCGCGTTGGGGCAAAGTTTGGGCTATTGGTAAAGACCAAAAGGATGTCCAAGTAGGAGAGTGGATTCTAATTGAACACGGTCGTTGGACCCGCGGGGTCACTGTTAGGGGAGATGACGGCAATGAGTTTGTTATTCGTCGAGTCGATACTAAGGCTATTCTTCTAAGTACTGACGAACAACCAAATGATTTTTATTCCGGAGCACACAGTACTCCTAGTCACGGTTCGACTCACAGTCCAGAAGATTTTATGCGTCCGCATTATTAATGTGTAATTGCTTTGAGCAACAGGGCTATTGACTAGCCCTGTTCTTACCTGTATAATGTATAAAAGGAGTGATTATGGAAATACAACCTAAAGATACAAGCAAGGGGCATTTTTATGTTAGCCTTGTAAAGAGTGCTATTCGTATTGTAGCAGGCGGGTGCCTGATTACAGGCAACTTGCTAATGGCAGGAGTTTGCCTCATAATGGCAGAAGTGTTGGGCATTGTAGAGGAGTTGGTATGAAAGAATTATGGGTAGAGAAATATAGACCGGCCACTGTTGACGGATACGTGTTTAGAGATAACCACCAGAAAGAACAAGTACAAGGATGGATTAAACAAAAATCAATCCCTCATTTGTTGTTTAGTGGCAACGCCGGCATTGGCAAAACTACTCTAGCTAAAATTTTGTTTAATGAACTTGAGTTAAATGAATACGATATTTTAGAAATTAACGCAAGTCGGACTAACTCAGTTGAGGATGTTCGTGACAAGATTGTTAATTTTGTACAGATGATTCCGTTTGGTGATTTTAAAGTAGTATTACTAGACGAGGCAGATTATCTAAGTCCAAACGCACAGGCAGCATTGCGAGGTGTTATGGAGGAGTATCATACTACTGCTAGGTTTATTCTTACTTGTAACTATCCTAATAGAATTATTCCTGCGTTACATAGCCGTTGCCAAGGCTTTCATATTGAACGTGTAGACATTACTGAATTCACTGCCCGTATTGCTGAGATTCTGATTACAGAAGCAGTAGAGTTTGAACTAGACACTTTAGACACGTTTGTTAAAGCAACGTATCCAGATTTGCGTAAGTGTATTAATACTGTTCAAATGAATAGTTTAGATGGTAAATTACACAGCCCGGAAAAAGGTGACAGCGGTCAAGCTGATTACAAACTTGAAATGGTTGCGTTGTTTAAAGCTGGGAAGATTAGTGAGGCACGTAAGCTAGTATGTAGCCAAGCTCGTCCAGAAGAGATGGAAGAAATTTATCGTTGGCTATACGACAACATTACTATATTTGGTGACGAGCCAACTCAAGATAAAGCTATCCTTATTATTAAAGCAGGACTAGCAGATCATGCGTTGGTCAGTGATGCTGAAATTAACTTAGCCGCAACCCTGATAAGATTAAGTCACTTGTAAACAAAAAGGGCCCGAAGGCCCTTTTTTAATCACCGTATATTGACAACACCTCCTTAACGGCATCGTGTCTTTCAATATCTTTATGATCGAACTGGACTATATCAATGTGTTTAAGTCCAGGTTTCTTCGATAATAAATTGCAAAATTCTATTAGACCATTATCGTTCATACGATCTGCTTGGGCTAAATCTCCTGTCACTACCATCTTAGATCCTTCACCTAAGCGTGTAAGTAGCATCTTCATTTGATTAGCTGTAGTATTCTGGCACTCGTCAGCAATAATGTAAGCATTTTTAAATGTTCTGCCTCGCATATAAGCAAGCGGGCTAATCTCAATAGTTCCATCCTCTAGCATTTTAGCTATGTCTGTTTGTTTATAATATTCTCCAAGTACGTCAAATATTGGTCTTGTCCACGGGGCCATCTTTTCATTTAGCGTACCTGGCAAAAATCCTAAATCTTCATCTACGGAAACGGCGGGTCTAGTCACAATAATCTTGTCTACTACACCTTCTTGAAACAATTTAATTCCATGTTGAACTGCTAGCATAGTTTTGCCTGTGCCTGCTGGCCCAATAGCAAATATAATGCTTTTTTGTTCGTCTTGGAGTTTTTGTATGTAAATCTTCTGGTTGGCATTTCGCGCCTGAAGGCTAACACGTTGCTTCTTTTGAGGAAGGTATGGTTGAAAGTCAATGACTTTAACTTCTGATGTAAAGCGTTTTTTCACTCTTTTTGTCATCTAAGTTGCTCCTACTTTAATGTAATGTAAAAGTAGGACTTGTAGCGACCGCCTCGATTACTACAGAGGTCCTACACTATTATTTAACCGATACCTAGAATAATAAACTGTTAGCTTATGATTTCAAACCAGCTAAATAAGTATAATGAACTCTAGGAACTCTCATGCATGATATTTTAGACATAATCCGTAACATAGATGATCTATACGAAAACAACACTAGCATCAGTGTATTGAAAGACTTTGAGCGTGTGCTTGACGTGATGGATCTATATGTGTATGATAATTGGGAAGATGGTGAACTAGCATCGGGTCCAATTGTAGACCGTCATTGGATAACTGCTAGTTTTATGTGGCCAAAGAATAAAATGCCAGATCCAGATGGCGCTAAACGATTATTAGACTTAGGTTGTAAAATATCATATGAAAAGAGCCATTTGATCGAGCCTAGAAAGATCCGCACACCAGATGACCTTCGCCCGGGCACTAAAAAAGGTAAATTAGATCATAAACCTATTTGGATTGTTGAAATTCAAATGCCAAAGAAAGTAGCCTTTGATATATACAAAGGCTACATGGACAAGATGAAGAACGAAAATCAAGATCAAGAAGCCACTGCTCCTAAAGCAGGAACACCTGCTCCTGGCGGTATGCCTGCTCCTGCGGCACCGGGTGGTGCGGCTCCTGCTCCTGGCGGTATGCCTGCTCCAGCAGGCGCAGCCGCGGCTCCACCGGTATAATTATGAAACACATTACAGAAAGTTTACGTGCTACTGACTTAAGACACTTTGTTAAAAAAGTGTTTGAGATTGATTCGTATAAAAGTAAAATTGGCGACGACGAAGATATTGTTGTAGTAGCATTTACCGTCGACGGCGAAGATCCTGCTAGAGATCTTGAAAATTTTATTGAGATGGGCTATGACTTTGTTCTTGACGCAGATATTACTCCGGGCGAAATGGACGATGGCAAATATCGAGTGTTTGTTGAGTTAGAGCGTAGCAGACACGTTGCTAGTCAAATTAACGCAGTGTTAGACGGTGTTAAGAGATTGTGTGACGAACCTAATATGCGATTTAGATATTTTAAAAGTTTTAAAAGCCAAGAAGCATCATTAGAGAATTTAGAATTAGCTATTCCAACAGACGCTGAATCTTACAACATTGCTACAGAAGAAAATATGTTGGAAAACTTTAGCAACTTCTTTAGAAATAGTTATGCTGAAGAAATTAATTTACTTGACGAATCGATTAGCTTTAAAAAGAGCTACGGTGATTTAGTAAAATTTAATATTATTACTAGCGGCACCCGCCAACAAGTGTATGACGCAGTACAAGGTCCTATTATGTTAGAAAGCTCAAGTATGGCTGAAGTCATGTTTTTGTCTAAGTATATTGGACCCTACAATATTACCAAAATTGGTGATACATTTATATTTGAAAACAGCGGCTGGGCCGTTGCTCTTAAAAGGAAACTATAATGTCAGATTTTGATTTTGAATTTACACCAGAAAAACTAGCACAGATTATCCCTGGCAATCAGTATGTGTCTCATTGGTATGAAGCACTTTGCAAGATTCTTCCAGATTACGAAATTAATACTACTAATCGAGTGGCAGCATTTCTAGCACAGACCGCGCACGAGTCAGGCGGGTACAAAGCATTAAAAGAAAACTTAAATTATCGTGCGGTAACACTACGTAAAGTATTTCCTAAGTACTTTCCAACTGATGAACTAGCAAATGCTTACGCACAAAAACCAGAAATGATTGCTAATCGTGTATACGGAAATCGTATGGGTAACGGCGATGAAGCCAGCGGTGACGGTTTCCGTTATTGCGGTCGCGGTCTTATTCAGTTAACTGGTAAGCAAAATTATCAAAACTTTGCTGATAGTATCGAAACTCCTGTAGAAGAACTTCCAGAATTTCTAGCAACCTTTGAAGGCGCAATTCAATCAGCTTGCTGGTTCTGGGAGGCCAACAATTTAAATCAATGGGCAGACTCAAGTGACATGCTAACGTTAACAAAACGTATCAATGGCGGTACTATTGGATTAGAAGATCGTATTAAGCACTACAACCACGCTATTCACGTTCTACACGGCTAAGCCACTATGGGACAAATTCAATGGATGTTGAGCCTTATTCCAGATAGTCTGTTTGTTTGGATTTATTACATAATTCTAACTGCAGGAGTTTCTCTTTACATTGCCAGTAAACTTGTAACGTGGATTCCTATGATGGGTCAGTATAAACTCCCAGCAGAATTAGTTGGTGTTGTGTTGTTAGTAGTAGGAGCATACTTCTATGGCGGGCACGGTGTACAACAAGCGTGGTTATCTCGTGTAGCAGAATTAGAAGCAAAAGTTAAGGTTGCCGAAGAGAAAAGTCAGCAGGTCAACACAGTTATACAAGAAAAAGTAATTACTAAGATAAAAGTAGTGAAGGAAAACGTTTATGTCAATAGAGAAATCATTAAAGAAGTTGCGGGTAAGCAATTGGATGCTAGTTGTAGTTTGCCTAAGTCTACTATCAGCTTGCACGACAGCGCCAGTCGTAATGAAGTGGCCGAGCGTGCCGCCTCAACTGATGGAACCCCCAGTGAAGTTAAAGCCAGTCAACTCTTAGACAGAGTTGTTGAAAACTACGGTAGCTGCCATGAAAATGCGGCTAAACTAGAAGCATGGCAAGAATGGTACAAGGAGCAGAAGAAAATCTTCGAATCAGTTAAATAATAGTACATTATAGTAGGAGCGAATAATGGCATTAATAGATTCAGTACTAAATTTAGTAACTAAACAACCAAAAAATCCGGATGAACCAAAACCGCCGGTAGGTTCACGTAGCGAACGTGAGGCAAAATTAAAAGACAAAGCAGGTATGGTCATTTCCGTATTCGCATTGTTACTAGCAGTTAACGCCTGGTACAGTGGTAAATTGTCCAGCACAGTATTGAGCAATACACTAGGCGCAAACAATGCGTGGGCACAGTATCAAGCTAAGAACAATCGTTTAGTTAGTTTTGAAATTGCAAGTAAAACAACTAACGACCCTAAACTAAAAGCGGAATTCAAAGCAGAAGCAGAGCGTATGGATGCTGACAAGAAAGAAATTGCTGTCAATGCCCGTAAAATGGAAGCAGAGCGCGAGATAGCAAAACATTCTAGTCCGTGGATCGGTTATGCTTCAACAGCTTACCAGTTGGCGATTGTTGTGCTGTCGGCAAGTATTTTAGCAGTAAGCATGGCTATGTTCTGGGGCAGTTTTGCTGTAGCAGGGTTTGGAATAATATTAAGTCTAAACGGCTTATTCCTTTGGTTTTAAACAGATAATAGGAGCGACAAATGAGCGAAGAAGTTAAAAGCGCAAGCGAATTAAAAAAAGAAGATTGGATGAACAGTAAATGGCGTCCGATGATGGGCTGGATGTACATGGTTGTATGTACATGTGACTTTGTATTATTCCCTGTACTATGGTCACTGTTACACGCAGTATTACACACAGCAAATATGGTACAATGGAACCCGCTAACACTACAAGGTGCTGGTTTATTCCACATTGCTATGGGCGCAGTATTAGGTATTGCGGCATTTGGTCGTACACAAGAAAAATTAGGTGGGGCAAATAATGGTGGGGCACAAACATCAGGAGCAGGATTTGCGGGCGGGTCTTCAACATTTAGCCAACCGCAATCAGGAGGCTTCGGCAACTCCGGCGGTTTTAATTCACCAGCGCCAAGTAGCTTTGGTGGCGGTTCAGGCTTTGGAGCACCAACGTCTGGGCCAGTTAACACGGCACCGAGCTGGGGGACAACACCAGTAGCATCAAAAGCACCAGTAATGGCAAGCAACGGTAAATTTGGGCCAGCGCAAGAAGCTGATCCAGTTCTATAAGGAAACTAAAATGAAATTATTATTAGCATTAGTAGCAAGTTTAGCATTAGTGGGCAACGTATACGCTGCCGCGGAGATTAAAGAAGTTTGTAAAGACAAAACGGACAAGGCCGGAAAAGTTGTAAACGACAAAGCCGGAAAACCAGTCCAAGTTTGTAAGAAAATTAAAGTTCACAAGAAAGTGGAAGGCACTACTGTAGAAGGTACTAAGCCAGATCCTAAAAAGAAGTAATCAAACTCTTGACAGGCTCCATTTAAGATAGTATAATTAATACTATTAATGGAGCCTTTTTTACGACCATGACTGACTATTACCAAACCTTAGGTGTTGGCGAACAAGCTAGCCCAGACGAAATTAAAAAAGCCTACAGAAGCTTGGCTAATAAACACCACCCGGACAAAGGCGGTGATCAAGCCAAATTCAAAGATATAAGTGTTGCGTACGATGTATTAAGTAACGCCCAAAAGAAAGCCGAATACGATCAACAACGTATGTACGGCGGTGGTCCACAAGTTCGATTCACCACAGGAGATCCGTTTGGTGATATGTTTGGTGGCGGTGGAAATCCGTTTGGTCAAGGTCACCCGTTTGGTGATATTTTTGGTCATATGCGTGGCGGGAATCAACGGCGCAACCGAGACTTAAATATTCAATGTCAAATCAGCTTGCTAGATTCTTACTTGGGGAAACAGTTAGAAGCTAACTATAGATTGCCTAGTGGCAAACCACAAACTGTTGTTATCAATGTGCCTCCCGGAATTACCCACGGTGAAACTATTAGATACGCAGGATTAGGTGACGATAGTTTCCCCCATGCGCCTCGAGGTCATTTGAATGTAACTATTGTTGTGTTGGGCGACCCTGCCGGCAAATTTGAGCGCCGTGGTGACGACCTCTATACAACTATAGACGTTACACCGATAGAAGCAATGGTTGGCTGTCAAAAAGTTGCCGTGTCAATTACCGGCAATACTATGCCACTTGACCTGCGCCCCGGAATAAACGTTGGTACAGAATTTGCCAGCGCAGGACAAGGATTTACTAATCCTCATTCTGGATACAAAGGAAGATTTGTAATTGTAGTAAATATTAAGGCGCCAGCAGTAACTGATCCAGATTTAGTAGCAAGGTTAAAACAACTCAATGATGAAATTAATTCACGAGTCTGATCCAATACTTAAACAAAAAGCTGAACCTTGGGATTTTAAAAATCACATTAATGCCGCGGTAGTAGAACAAGAGATGTTAGAAATAATGAAAGCTAACAAAGGAATCGGTCTTGCCGCTAATCAAGTTGGACTGCTACGCAGAGTGTTTGTTATGCGTACTACAGACGGACATGAACTTGGATGCTTTAATCCATGGGTTATGCTTGGGGATAATGATCTAGAAGAAGCTGAGGAAGGCTGTTTAAGTTTTCCAAATCTTTGGCTCAAAGTTAAAAGACATAATAAAATTACTGCCGCTTATCTTGACAACGCTGGCAAACAGTGTATAATAGAACTTGATGGCATTGACTCCAGATGTTTCCAACATGAATTGGATCATTTAGATGGGATTACATTTACAGAATACGTAAGTGATTTAAAATTACAAATGGCACGGAAAAAACAAAGGAAATTAAATGGTTGAACCAAGCGACAATTTACAAGCAGTTTTTGAAAAAGCAATTGATACTGCTAAAAAATTACATCACGAATATCTAACTATAGAGCATTTATTATTTGCAATGTTGTTAGAGGAGTCGTTTACTAATACTATTCAAGGGTACGGTGCCGATGCCGAGCATCTAAGAAAAAATCTTGGCGAGTATCTTCAACATAAGTGTGCCGAAATTACTGTACAAGATGTAGTAGTTAAGCCAAAGAAAACCCAATCAGTTGAACGTGTACTTAATCGTGCGTTTACACAAGTGTTATTTAATGGACGTCAACGGATCGAACCAACTGATGTGTTCCTTGCAATGATCGGCGAGAAGCGTAGTTGGGCGCATTTTTATATTGGTCAAGCAAACATTGATAAAGATAAATTTGCCGATTACATTAACAACTCAGTCGAACAGGATGAAGTAGAGGAACAAGATAATTCTAGTAGCAGAGCACTAGCATCATTTACCACAAACTTAAACGACTCTGTTAAGAAAAATAAGATCGATCCAGTTATTGGTCGAATTGACGAGTTAGAAAACATTGCGTTGGCGATGGGACGTCGTAATAAGAACAACGTAATTCTCGTTGGAGATCCAGGTGTAGGTAAGACTGCTATAGCAGAAGGACTTGCCTACAATATTGTCAAGGGTGCTGTTCCAGACTTCTTAAAAGACTATACAGTTTATAACCTGGATATTAGTGCGATGCTTGCTGGTAGTAAATATCGCGGTGACTTTGAAGAACGGTTTAAACAAGTACTTAAGGCACTCACCAAGAAAGGTAAGACTGTGCTGTTCATTGACGAGGCACATATGATTTCTGGCGCAGGATCTGCTGGTAACTCAGCTAACGATCTCGCTAACATGATGAAACCGGCTCTAAGCAAAGGCAACATTAAAGTTGTGGCCAGTACTACCTGGGAAGAGTATCGCAAGCACTTTGAAAAGGATCGTGCGCTTATGCGTCGATTCCAACGTATCACAGTTGATGAACCAACTGTAGAAGTAACTCTACAAATTCTTAAAGGTATTAAGAAGTACTACGAAGAATTTCACAAAGTTAAAATTAAAGACGATGCGTTACATGCGGCAATTAAACTATCCGTTAAATATCAAACAGATAAGAAATTGCCAGATAAGGCAATTGATTTAATTGACTTAGCTTGTTCACGTTTTAATTTAAAACTAGCAGACGACCGCAATGTTACTGAGCGTGAAATTCAACATGAATTAAGTAAGATTATTAACTTGCCCGAAGAGCAAGTTATGGAAACTGAAAGTCAAACACTTGCCACTCTACAAGATAAACTTGGAGAAGAGGTTTATGGGCAAGACCTTGCGCTAACTGAAGTAGTTGACAAGATCGTTGTAGCACAAGCAGGTCTAAAATCAGATAACAAGCCAATTGGAAGTTTTGTATTTATGGGGCCAACTGGTTGCGGCAAGACCGAAACTGCTAAGTCGCTAGCCAAGCACCTGGGTGTTAAGTTGTTGCGTTTTGATATGTCAGAATATCAGGAGAAGCATAGCATTAGTAAGCTGATTGGTAGTCCCCCGGGGTATGTCGGCTTTGAAGAAAATGCCGGGCTATTGATTACCCAAGTTCAAGAGAACCCAAATGCTGTTCTATTATTTGACGAAGTTGAAAAATCGCATCCAGATGTGAGTACAGTATTATTACAAATGATGGATAACGGTTTTATTACAGGTTCAAATGGCAAACAAGCTGACTGCCGCAACTTAATTCTTATTCTTACTACCAATGCTGGGGCACAAGACGCCGAAAAGAATGTTATTGGTTTTGGTACCCAGGAAAAAGATTACAGCGACAAAGATTTAAAGAAATTCTTTACACCGGAATTCCGTAATCGGTTAGACGGCGTTATTACCTTTAACAAGTTAGGCAAAGAAACAATGACTAAGGTAGTCATGAAGTTCATAGACACATTAAAAGAGCAAGTTAAAGAGAAAGCAATCCGTATTAAAATTGATAAGGAAGCTATTAATTGGCTTATTGATAAAGGCTTTGATGCTAAGATGGGTGCTCGTCCACTACAACGTGTTATTGACAAGGAAATTAAACGTGACCTTGCTCGTATGATGTTGTTTGGTGACTTAAAAGGTGGTGGCTGGCTAACTATTACGGTACAAGACGATAAGATTATGTTAGTTGCTAAACCTAAAACAGTTAAGGTACCGTTGTTGACCACCGACAACATGTTGGAAAATGCTAACTAAGACAACAAAAAGTTTGTTTAAAGGAACATACCAGTATAAAATCGTACTGGTATGTTCAATAGCGGGAGCATTTAGAAGTGGGGATATGTCCTCAACGTTAGAACAGTTAAAAAAGACAACAGTTGCTCAACAATCATCGGGTTGGACTAATCATCAAACGCCCCCAAAGACTCAAGAGCAACTAGACTACGCATTTAAACTTCAACATCAAATTAATAAATTAAAAAATATTGAAGTGCGGGTAGAATTTCCATATATCTCTGTCTATACTAATTTAAAATCAGACATTGATAGATTGATCAAAGTCGATAAAGATAAAGTAAAATACATAAGTGTACCGGTTGACGGCAATGCTCTTGTTAAGGATACTGTAATTATGCCTAAAATTCCGTATGAATTTAGAATTACCCTGGGCAAAACTATACAAAATCACAGCGCATTTGTTGAGTGGGCTGAAAAAACTCCAAAGTTAAAATTAACTAAGAGCTGTAGGCGAGATCTACTAAAAGATCGCAGTTGGGGCGGTACTCACTTTTATCTAACTGGTGATAACATATTACTCATGACAAAAATGCATTTAGGCGGTTCTATTAACAAAATAGAACGGGTTGTTAAGGCTTAACTGCGAAATCAAAGCTATATTGTATAAAGACGTTTGCGATAAATAGTATATCCGCAAAGTATTGTTGCGACTAAAAATAACGGGCTAAAAAATGCGTATTACAGAACTATTAGAAGGCAAAGATGTTAAAGAATTAGAGTTTGTCAAGAAAGAGGTTGACGGCACTAAAATTGACTTCGATCTTGTTGAAGACCTAACATTTTTTATGAATAACGATGATGACATGTATCGTCGTCATCTCTATCCGCTTATTGCTAAATGCGTTAAACATATTAAGGCTAAACAAAAAATTGATCCGATGATTTTTAAATCTGCGGTCAAAGAGTGCTATAGTCAATACGTTGAAGAATACCCTATTAAAGAATTACCAGAAACATTAGAAGATAAAACTTGCAAAGCAGTTTGTAAAAAAATGCTAGAAGATTTTAAAAAAAATCATAGTGACGGAAAATACAAGGATTATTAA